GTTAGTTGTTTTATAAATGTAGCCAATATACATAAGTATTCTCCTTATGTTTATTTACCACCTTTTGTCAGTTTAACCTATTAATCATACGTCTTGTTCAATTTTTACTTGTAGTGGGAATCCGTTATTACGGGCCAATAGTGTAACTTCAATACCTTTTTGTTCGGCAAGCTCGTATGGTAGTACTGCCACTACAGCCGAACCTTCTTCGTGTACTTTCATAGTGATTGCCATTGCGGCACCTTCATCATAGTTGAAGATAATTTTGAGTGTTTCTACAACAAACTCTTGTGTAGTCTGCTCGTCATTGATGTAAATTACACGATACTGCGGTGGTTCTTGAATATTGATTTTTGGGTCAATACGTGGGCGCACGTCAATATGCGTTTTAGTTTTGGACATTAGTTTTTCACTCATAATAAAAATAAAGGGAAGTTAGTACTCCCCTTTATTATACAGCCTACTCGTTTATTTTGCAAACGTAATGGCAATCTTTTTCGGCTTGTCTTCCTCTGGAACAATCTGCTCCAAAGCAATAGCCAAGATACCATTTTTGACTGTAGCACCACGCACTTCAATGTGTTCGGCCAATGGGAAGGTTCTTACAAAATTACGGGCACTGATGCCTTTGTGTAAGTACTCAACTTCTTGGTCTTTTTTGTTTTGCTCGCCTTTGACTGTTAAAACGTTTTCTTTTAGTTCAACATCAATTTCGTCTTCGGCAAATCCAGCAACAGCTACTTCGATAACATAGTGAGTGTCATCTAGTTTAACTACGTTGTGTGGAGGATAGTTGCCGTCGGTACGACTGTTGGCGAATGTGCGATTTAGTTCTTCAAACATACGATCAAAGCCAATTGTTTGGCGATGAATTTGGTTTACAAATGAAGGTAAATCGAGTGTGCGAATTTCAAGTTGTGTCATAATTTTTCTCCTTTATTAAGCAAGTATGACTATTAAATGTAGACCCCACCCGGGCATCTACAATAATATTTATACACGAAAAACGTGAATTAGTAAAGTTTTTTGGGCAACGATTCGCTAGCTAATTTTTTACGCCAACGGTTCTTGGCCGCCGCTTTAGCTTTCTTGCGTCGTGTAGTAGGTTTTTCGTAGGTTTCGCGTTCTTTAAGGTCACGAAGTAGGCCAGATTCTAGCACTTTCTTCTTGAATTTACGCATTGCCTTTTCTACGTTACCGTCGATACCGACTGTAACTGAATTGCCTCTACAAGTAACTACGCCTTTATAATATGCCATAAGTTTATTTATTGAAGTAATCTGCTGGTGTAACTATTTTTTGTTTGGTTCCAAAAAAATGTATCTTGTTTCCTTGGTCCGTTATAAAAGCACTATCTTCTAAAAAATCCAGTGCTAGATCTTGGGGACTTAATACTATGTCTGCTTTTAAATACACACGGCTTAACCATTCTTTTTGCGCCATAGCTGGGCGATAAAAATATACATCGTAGCTGGTATTGGCTGTTTTACAAACTTCAGCACACTGAGCTGTTTCTAAGTCAGTAGCACCGATAATTAAAACTGTTTCTACGTAGTCCGGTGGTGTGATAAAATTACTATGCATTCTTTTCTATAAAGTCTTTGATTTGGTCACGTTCTACATCAGTTAACATTTCCGGATCATATTTTCCAGCGTCTAATTGATCTATTAGATGACGGATGTAGCGATCCTCATAAGCATATATGTTATTTTGATCTTTGTCAACCTGTATCCACTTTTGACCGTTGAATTTGAACAAACGATTTGGCAAGTAGTCTGTACGTAGGTACAAATCACCTTTGTCTGGGTTTACAGGAAATATATTACCAAAGTCGCTGTGACTTGCTTTACCTAAATTGGGTACGTTGTCTGCTTTGGCTAATAGGTGTGTGTTAATAATACCGCGGTTGCGACCGGGTGCGGCTTCGTTGGCACGTGGGTTAGGCTCATCGATAACCGGATCTAATTCTAAAGGGGGCTCTTCTATTTCGGCTTCTTCTAAAGGAGCGACCTTTTTAACAATTTCGTCTACAATTTCTTCTACAGATTTAGGTTGTACATAACTGGCCTGTAATGGCATACCCGGTGCTAGGCCTTGTCCACGGTAAGGATGTTCTTCCTCGTCGTCGGCATCCTCAATAATAAAGTACTCTAATTCTTTTTCAGGTTTGTTATCGGCTACAAGCTCGTTGACAAGGTCAACGTCCGTTTGAGGTTCTGGGGCCACTACAGCCGCAGGCTCCTCTACCACAACTGGATCGGGAGTGTTAGGGTCGTCCTCTACGGTTGGTAATTCTAAATCACGTTTAAGTTCTTCAAGTTCTTGATCTATGCGTAAATCTTCATCTTCTTCTTTTTTCTCTTTGGCCCATTTTAATGATTGTTGTGCGGCTAGAATTAATACAAGTGCCAGTGGATCAAATACTGCTACAATAATCATAATGACCCAGGTTACCGCTTTTTCTAATATGTTAGCATCGGGATTGTCATCGTAGATTAATTTAGCAATATACTTGATTGGGCCAACTTCAGCTTCAACCTTACGAACCTCTGCTCGTATAGGTGCGGCTTGGTCGTTAAGGCTGGCAATAAGTTTTTGGTTAGCTTCAATATCTTTGGCCAGTGCCGCACGATCACGTTTTTGGTTGTTGCGGATAGCATTAGCTTTGTCGGCACCTTTTTCATCTGTACTTCGGCCCATGACTTGGTCAACAGCTTCGTCCATTTGTTTGAGTTGCTTACGATCGGATTCGATGTTTTCTCTAGCTGTTCGAATTTTTTCATCGTAGATTGCTATTTTAGATTGTACATCACCTGACACTAGGTTTTGGTCATTGTGTGCTTTACTTAGGTAACCAAAAATACCCATACTGGTAATCAGCATCAGCATGGCCACAGCCGGTAGTAGGTACAGTTTATATTGTAGGCCGGCTCGTTCCCAGTTGTTCTTTAACCAAACTGCGGCAGTGACCTTGCCCAGTTCCAGGCTTCCGCCCATGATAAGAATTGGGATCACCGCACCCGAAAAGATAGCGGCAAGGCCGGTGATACTGTAGTAAGCACCAACCATTTCGATTAGTAAGGCAACTATTAGGGTGAAGTATCCAAATATCATAGTGTGTATTTATTGAGTTTTTACTCAGTAATAATACACTATTACGATTTGTGTGTCAATGAGTTTGGTTAAGTGTACTGTACGGTTACTTCCACGGGCGGCCTTGAATCAAGCCTCCCACGTTAGCATTGTCTACTACTACATTTCCAGAATAAACTGTGGGAAGTTCTGTAGTATCCAGCGTGTGTAGTGTACGATATCCGTTAGTACCGGCTGCGGCTCGTTTTGTTGCGGCCAAGGCCAGTTTAGCCGCTTGGCGGGCTTGTTTAGTTGCTAGTGTTGATATTCCGTTTGATGCCATAATTATTTTGCCTGATAGTTAGGATACATACTAGGAGCATTTGTGCGAATGTCTGCAGGATTTTTGCGACTATGTACATCGTCGCCTCCAGGAAATGCCGCACCAATTGGTGCTACAGTTTCACAAGGTTCATTAGCATACTCTGGTTCTGTGGCTAATCCAGCTAATTGTTGGATAATTGCTACTAGGTCTGGTTGTTGCTCTTCGGGCTCTTCTTGTGGTACTGCTATTACAACTTCAGGTTCTTGAGCCACTGGTTCCGGGGCGGTTCGTTCAACTGCCTGATCAACCTGATCTAGTATGCCGCGGATAATATCTGTTATTCTCATAGTAGTGTATTTAGTGGTTAAAATGGTTTAGTTGCTGAAGTTGTCACTGAACCTGTATTAGTTACAGTATCAGTACCGCTGGAATCTGTTGTTACGTTTGCTCCTAACATCAGGTATTTGGTATTTGTTATGTTTGCCAACGGCGCATTTGGAACTGTAAGGCTAGTCTGTGTTGGATCGTAGACCGCGGTACCTACTACAATACGTAAGTTAGTCATCAATCCCGGCCAACTACGTACATAACTCATACCTATACGTTTTGTAGCCGCAGTATAGTTAAGGGCATTCGTTTGAGAGGATCCTGCTCGTGTACCGTTGAGAAATAGTGCTTCAGTTGTACCGCTTCTTACCAGGGCAAAATGATACCAGGTGTTAGCCGACATTGTTGGCGTAGTATAACTAAAACTTCCGCCGCCACCGTTCTTGTCTGAGAATATTACAGTTGAACTACTTACGATTAAATTCATCATACCGTTACCGTCACCGGCGCTGGCATTGGCGCCAAACAAAGCATATTGATTGGTAAAGTCTGGCAATCGGAACCAACCTTCGACAGTATATGATCCTGCCCCAAGAGTGAATCCAGTGGTTAAATCTAACATACGTGTACCAGCTACACCACCGGGGAAACTTAAACTACCGGCTAGTGTACTGCCAGATACTAGTGCTACTGTCGCAGGAGTTTTGTAAATACGTCCAGTCGGTTGATGGTACGCTGTAAATCTACCCAGTTTCATTATGCGTAACTGCTCTGTTGTCCTAATATACGATAGGTACCGTTGTTTAGGTTAATTAAACTAATACTGATAATATCGGTATTGCTGGCTGTACCAGTTGGCACAGAGGCTCCTGCCCATCTAACATTAGCAGTAGGTCCGCCCGCAAACTGTATATTGGCAATATGATACGGTGTAGCTCCTTGATCAATGATAATAGTAAATCCGCTTGTAGTAAATGAAGTATTACTAATACCAATAATATTGGCTGTCACATTGGCTGTTAGGTTAGCATAATACACGCCACCGTTGACAAAGTTCAGTGTTAGATTGCCACCTGTATTAGAAACGTTACTATAAGTTTCATAGTACTGACCTTGTTGGTATATGTTGCCTGTTGCTGTGATATTACCAGTAGCTGATAATGTTGTAAATGCCCCTGTGCTAGGAGTTGCATTACCAACTGCTGTTGCTTGTAGGCCACCACCGTGTTGACCTAGGCCACCTGTATACAATGCGCCGGCAACACCTGCGCCACCGGCAATAATCAGTGCGCCAGTTGTAGTGTTGGTACTTGCTGTAGTATTTGACAATAGCAAACTACCAAACTGTACATTACCAAATGTACCAGTTACGTTGCCGGATATTTCAACAGCGTTGGCCAAATATTGTAGTGTTTTAGATGTATTTTCTAATCCAATAAAGGCCAGGCTGTCAACACCATTATAATAGTGCATACGAACGCCAATATCTTTGCCGTCATCTGCGGCCCAGGCGGCCAAGTTGGAGTAGGTATGTAAATCTAATATACTGTCGTATATGGTTACCTGACCACCGTCAACACCTAAGTTGCCGTTGTATGATGTTAGTAAACTAACCACATTGGAGTTACTGTATGTACCACCACTTACAGTTGATAGTATGTTAACACCATTGGCAAACAAATAATTAGCGGCAAGTATTGTGCTGTATGATACTGAGCCATTGGCATTAACCTGTATTGGTGCTACAGCGGCCGCCGAGTTAGCATCAAAGGTAATGTAAGCTCGGGTAGTACCTGATCCAGGAGTACCTAACCAATTGTATAAACCAAATGTTGCGTGAGTACCGCTACCATTGGTATGGCCGACTGCGCCAGCATCTAACCAGTCCCAATCCCATATTACTGTATTTTTATATGAAGTAGCAGGATTACCAAAACTAATAGCAATATTACCAGTGTTGACTTTGTCTGACCAATCACCAACTTCTAACCAGTAACCGGGATTGGTATTATTAATACCTACAAAAGAACTTAAATGTATCTCGCCACCATTAGCTGGATTTAATGTAATACCAACATTACCACCAGTGTCGTTAATAGTAGACAATGTAGTATTAGTAAATAAAATATTTCCTGTTGTTAGGTTAGCTGTAGTAAAAGCTGTGGTTTGTCTTGTACCGTCGGGAAAGAAAACACCACCACCAGTGGCTCTGATGTTAGCGGCAACAATATTGCCACTGACCTGAATTGGGCCAGTTGTTAAGTTAGCGGTATGATTATTAACTGTGGTATTAATTGTATTGATAGTTGTATTTTGACTAGCAATAGCGGTATTGGCCGCGGCAACGTTGGCATTGATTGTGTTAATCAATATTTTCTGTGCGGCAGTATTAGCATTAACATAACTTACTACCGCAGTATTAGCCGTAACGATTGCGGCATTGGCCGCATTGATTTGACTTTGTAAACTAGCAACGTTGGCCGCTGTAATGTTAGCATTAATAGCAACAATGGTACCAACGCTGTTAATACTATTACTCAAATTATTAAGAGCGGCATTGGCTCCACTAATTTGATAATCAACATAACCTTTCATGGCTGTGTTGGCTGTAACGATTGTGACATTGGCTGCCGTGATATTAGAACGTAGTCCAGAAATTTCTGTTTCTTGAACTGCGGCATTTATTTGTAATGACTGAACCTGAGTATTAACATAACTTACTACTCCAGTATTGGCTGTAACGATTGCAGAGTTGACATTGGTAATTTGGCTTGACAACCCAGCAACGTTGGCGTTGGCCCAAATATGATAAGCACCAGTGTTAGCATTGATTGTAGCAACATTGGCGTTGGTACTAGCAATTGAATTTAATATAGAACCAATTGCTCCAGCTTCAGACGCTAGGTTAGCGGCAATTTCAGCCAGTGTGTCAAGAGTGGCAGGTGCGCTATTAACCAATGCGGCAATACTTGCGTCGGTATAACTACGAGCATTGGCAACATTAGATGCCATTGCTGTATTCAAGGTGTTTACATAACTAATCACCGCTACATTTGAAACTGCAACCTGATTAGTCAAACTTACCGTATTAGCATTGACGCTGTTGATCTGTGACTGTAAAGATCCAGTATTACTTTGTAAAGCACCGATGGCAACATTAGCGGCCAAAACATTTGCGTTAATAAGATTAATTGCTGTTGCCTGCGAACCAGCATTGGCAGTTAACGATGAAACCTGTGTATTTACAAAAGCAACCACAGCAGAATTTGCTGTAGATACGTTTGTGTTTAGTGTACTTTGTAATGAGTTGACCAAGGCCACTGCCGCGGCATTAGCGGCATTTGTTGCGTTGGTAGTTGCGGTAGTTAATGTGCTGATAGCAGTATTGGCGGCCGCAATATTAGCATTTATTAAATTAACATTACTTTTTATATTGATAATATCAGTGGCATTTAATCCAATGTTATAAAGAGCAGTATTGACATAAGCATTAGTGTTGTACAAGTTGGCCGAGATAGTTCCAACGTTGGCATATAAATTACCAATGTTAGAATACAGTACCGTTAGATTAGCGGCAATACCAGAAATTCCAAAGATAGCAGAATTGGTATATGTGTTGCTAACTGAAACAGCATTGGCAATCTGTATGTTAACCTGAGTGGATAAAGTAGCCACAGCACCGTCGGCATAAGCATTGGCAGCCGTGGTCAATTGCCGAACATAAACATTACTGGCCGCACCCCAAATGTCTTGGGCTGTTAATACTACAGTTCCTGTTTTTCCAGCTACACTAGATACTAGTACATTGCCAATCTGAGAAATATTAGCAAAATTTTGATCTATTTTCTGAAATGCTATGCGTAAACTGTCACCAGTTCCGTCATTTGGATTAGCACCTGTATATACGTTAGCAAAAAGACTCATTAGAAATTACCTTGTTATTGGGTATTTATCTAAAAAAGAAAAAGCCCGCATCGGGCGGGCTCATAGTAGCGTGTATTACGTATTTACAGATTTAGCTGTTTTGCCTGCTCATATAGCTCAAAACTAGCTAGATTCTTGCCTTTACTTTCGCATTGTATGTCAAAGTCTGGCCAGAAGCTCAATGCCCACTCGTTGACCTGACGATTCCAATAAAAGTCACTATGGGCACGAAGTTTTGCTTTTTTGTAGCCTTCTAAAAGAAGTGCCGCGTGGTCAGGTGCTGTAAGTGTATCGTGTCCCACAAGTACGTCTTCGCGACTAACACTATAATGACAAGCAGGCCGAACACCACGCCAACTATCAATAACTCGCCTAACACGTTCGTCCCGTGGGCTAAGGTACTCGCCTTCGCGTATCCAGTGATGATGAATATCGAGCACAATAGGAACAATATCAGTAATGGTAAGACAATCATCTAACCCCCAGGCGTTTTCTTCGTTTTCGATAGTAATACAGTTTCTTGCTTCTGGCGATAGTCGTTGGTACGCACGGCGGATACCGGCTGGACCTTCTCTACCGGAGATGTGGACGTTGATCTTGAAATCCTGAAAGGATAAGCCGAAGCCCATCCAACGGGCCATATTCGCATGATATTCAAACTCCTCTAATGAACGTTCGACAATGCCTGGGTTAGAACTCGCAAGCACAGTAAACTGCCCAGGATGAAAAGACAATCGCACACCGCTATTGCGAGCAATATCGCCCACTCTTTTGAACGCGGTTTCGGCGTATGATACCACGTCAGGTTGAAGCCAATAATCAGCAAAATCAGCGTGAGTATAGCAAGGCAGGATGTCGCTAGAAAGCCTAACCATCCTAAGGCTAGGATCAAGTGTGGAGACACGTTCTACTAGCCTCCGTGTCGATTCGATATTGCCTACCATTAGGTCCCATAACTTCTGTTCCGCTATTTCTCGTGTTTGTCTGTTTAGCCAGGCGACTGTAGTAGTGCCTGTATTATATTTACGAGCATCGTCGGTAGATTTAATACCCTCAGTTTGTTCTGGGGTATCAATCCATTTACAGCAAAAACCTATTCGTTTAATCATTGTATTGTTGCGTTAGCATATTCGGGACCTGCCATCTTAATCATAGCACTATACAGTACTACACGTTCAAACTCAACCAGCTCGTCACCCGTTGCCGCAGATTCTGGTAAATCTCCTTGGACTACTGCCCAAAGTCGTAGGGTATCATCTTCGGTTAGCCAGGTTTCAAAAGACATTATTTTAATCCCCGGATATAGTTAATAACTTCGTTGGCTTCAGGGTAGCCCTGCCGTGCTTTACTTTCTACTACAGCTTCAATCATATCGTGTTGTATTTCGTGTAGGCCCGAAATAAAAGACCCAATTTGTTCTTTTGTTAAAGTGTAGCGTAATACTTCAATTCGTTTATTTGGTTCCATCATTTTCCTTAAAATATTTTCCAATACCTAACTGTTGGTCAAAGGTATCTTTAAGAATTGGTTTGTCGTCTATGACAATATATCTTTTACCGTCATTGTCGGTGTATTCGTAAACCCAATCACTTTCGCGATCACCAGGACAAAAATTATCAGCACAATACCAATATCCTGAGATGACGTGTAGAGACAGATAAACTATGCCTGCGATAGCTAAAGTTCGACCTAAATACATTAGTTAGCCTCGTATGCTACTTTTAGCTTCTTCATAAACTCAGCACGAATCTTTGCCGCCTGTTTTGGACTGTACGGAGCATCATCGGCACCAACTGAAGTAGAGCCAATGATAAGACGTGGCTTAGTTACTTTAACAGTTTTTGGTTTTTTAGCCGCCTTAGGTTGAGCAAAAGGGTTTTCGTCTTTAATCAGGCCAGTGAGTAAACCAGTAGCCTCAGGTGTATTGAACTTGGGATAAGAAATGGCTAAGTTAGTGAGTACATACTTAGCGGCATCATTCTTAGTCATTGGGTTAGGCAGTATTGCCATACTAATATCAGTATCACCAAGTTTAGCCAATTGCTGAGCACGGCTGATTTCGTTAGCAGTACGGAATTTTAAAACACCGTTCATACGGCTAAAACCTGCGAATTGAACTGTAGTCATTGTTACTCCTTGTTAATTACCATACAGCTATTATAGCATTTTGGGAGTTTTGGGTCAACCGTTGGAATCACGGCCGGGGTGTTTGGGTTTGCGTTGATACAAATCTTTACGTTCAACTCGTTTGGGCTTAAACGGGGTGTGGCTTAAAAACAACACCCTGTGAGCCCGAGTTTTTTGTGGGATTTTAACAACAATCTTATTCATAGTATAGTAATTATACTATTTTGGGATTTATGAGTCTACTGTTTTAATGTAACGTAGAATCTTCAAATTGCCCGGGATCTGAAATCCCAAAGACTTTTAGAATACGTTGTATTTTTTTAGGTGTTTTAAATGGACGGCAATCAGGGACAAATATTGATTTTAGTTCGCCATCGGGGCCAACTATAAATCCGTAATCCTCCTCGCTGATATCGGTTTCAAATAAATCATCAAATTCTACTTCTACAGCCTGAGTTGCGGATTTGGTCATTGTTGAGTCGCTCCAGATGTTTAATGTATTTAATCGCTTGTCGTTTTAATTTTAGTACTACTTTTGGATCAGTTTTAAAAAAATATTTTTTATAGAGTTTGTGTGTTTTTGTTTGTTCAAATGGTATTTGGTAGCAGAGCATTTCCGCGGCACAACTAAAACCATAGGCCAATATTTCATCCTCACAGCCTAGATAATCTTTCATACTGCGTTCGTATTCGCCCATATGTCGAGTTTGGTATCCACGACCAAATCGCATACCACGGTTGTGTACATAATATCGATGTAGATACTCGTGCGTCATAACATCGGCTACGTGGAACGCCCACTGGTTCCAATCTAATTTATCAATCTGTAATTTTCTTTTCTTGGTAGAAAACATTAGATTGATGTGTACACAGGGAAGATCGTCTTGATCGTCGACTATATCGTAGGTGCCATTGATCCACCAATCGTTTGTAGGAATATCTGGACTACGATGTGTGTGAAATTTTAATATGGGGTCACGGAATTGCATTCTTATTAAATGTGTTAGTCCTTCAGGCGTAAACGACTTACCGCTGTGTTTAGTAGCGATTGATCGTATACGCCTAAGGGTTTCAAAAAACATTTAAATCTTGGATGTGTCCGAATAAAATCTATGTCCACCTACACGAGCAACAAATTTCTTTTGTTTTGCCCAGGATGGCATTATCCCAGTTGCATGAAAATATAAAGAGTCGGCAAACTTCATACGATATTCTGTATAACCGTCATTTAATATTTCGTGTGCTATGCGTTGACTTTCTTGCCAACGTTCATCTTCTCTACCGGGCTTACGCATAAAAGCGCACACCCAACTAAATTGACAAACTGGAACAGACTGCATAACTATTTCAGTTTTTGTAACGGGTTCAGGGCGACCAAAAAATCCAGCCGCTACCATCTCAGTTTTTTGCAACTGGCGTTGGCGAACAAATACGGTGCGTTGGTTAACAACTCCGCATATGGATTTATCAAACCTACCGTCTTTAACACGATTGATTGTGACGATTGCTACTGCGACTTTACCCTCTTCGGATTCGTTACCGGCTTCGTAATAGATGTTGCGAGCCAGGCAGTCTTCGTCTTTGCTGGATACTGAAAAATCAATCCAGGGTGTTGTGATAATTTGAACTAGGTTATCTAACTTATCTCTAGTTCCAGTGACAATTCTGTCTACTGTAGTTTGTACCTGGGCGGGTTCTATTTTGTTAATAAAATTCTGCTGTGGTACTTGTGCTTCTTCTGCATGACCGGGTGCCATTACGGTCAGGGCGATTATTGATATGACGATCGAAATCATCTTCTTCATACTTCGTCCTCCTTTAGAGTTGTACGCTTCCTAGAAAACAAGAAGCGTTAGATATTTAAGACCATATCTACTGAGTTATAATACTATATAAGTCGTGTAAAGTCAAGGTAAGTAGTGTTTCTTGGCAAAATTACGCTATTAAAACCCTACTGATTGCGAGTTATGTATGTACTTATTGGTATATTTTGTTGCTCAGCATTGTAGATTATCTGAGATGGTTCTGGGTCGTTTCGAATTTTAATTCCGGTGCCGAGCAATAATTGTGTGTTGATTGTTTCTGCTATAACCGCGCGAATAGTATCTCCGGCAATGTTATTGGTAATTATGTTGGCAAAAAATTGATACGTTTGGTGTGTATCTTTGTCACTGGCAACTGATCCAATTTGGCTAGCAAACGACTCTAGGGCCTGTTGGCTTCCGCTATTGAATACTACCCCAGCTTTACTTAGTAATGCTACTTCGTTAGGCAATTTTGTAATAGCCGAATAATAACTTTGTTGACATTGTGTTAATCTGTCAGAACTAGGCAAACTACTTAATATGCTGTTGACCGATCCAACTGCCGATGTTACTGGGCCAATGTCAGGACCTGAACCGCCGGTGTTTGCCGATACCCAAGCATTATAATTGTTGATATAAGATGACACAGCAGAATCTAAAGATTGTACCGCTGTTGTTAAACTAGCAGGTACAATCTGATTGTAATTTGAATTGAGAACAGTAATTACATCGGTATAAGGCATACCGGCTACTGCTCCTAGGTAATCAGTTAGTACAGTATTTGTAAATACTCCAGAGCCGGTTCCTGTACGATTGTAAACACTATTAATAGTCGCTGAACTCAGTAACGGTGTTCCGGCAGTGGCACTGGCACTCAGATGCGGTAAACTTGGTACTTCTAGACTCTTTAAGAATGTCGCCAGTGTTGCCCAGGATGTAAAATATCCTTGACCAACTTTGACCTGTAGGTATTCTCCAAGCTGTGCTAGGGTATAAATTCCTAGTGCGTTTAATCCGCTATATGTCGCCGGATAAGTTATCTTGCTTAAATCTAGATAGTCTGATAACGTTGTTGGGGTAGTTCCGCTGGCTGTTGTAATTCCTGTGGCATCAACAATGGCTGCCAGGTTGGACCCAGTGATAGTACTATAGATATTTGTTAGAACATCTGCGCTACTACCAGTTACTACTGTAGTAGTTGTTTGTGCGTTGATACTAGGTATTTCAATTTGACCAATTGAACTACCATAGGTAATAGTTCCGGGGCTGTAAGTAGTTGATGTAACTGGTTGCGGGACTGCCTTTAAATTATATATGTTTAGTCCAGCATTGGTCATATCAGTGGCTAAGTTACCTAATGTACCAAATCCTTGATTTAATAAATTCTGCCCAAATACATAAACATCAGCAATAGAATTCATATTTCTGATGTCATACATTGTGCCCCAATTACTAACAGCGTTACTTAACAGTCCACCGTGAGTGTTGATTCCGGCTGTTACCAAATCAACTGGCCCAGTGTAGCCTATGCCGCTTTGACCGTAGGTGCGACCAGTTAGCAAATGAGTGCTACTAACAGTATCAAAGTGCTGTACACTCCATCCGTATGCTCTGGTGTATACGTTGGCAAACTCAGCCAATCCATTGGTAAAAGGTAACTGGGCCTGTACATTAACTGTGTGGCTAAAACTAGTAGTGCTTATAATTGGAGTATGATTATAGCCAATGATGGGTTGGATAGTGCCGCCGTCGGGATCGGTCGTCCAGTGTGCGGGATTGGGATCATAGATGGGTGTAGTTAATACACCATAAGTGTATACATTAGAACTTGTAGCTGGTGTAATATTACTTGACCAAAAGTCTATGGCCCAGGCATTGAGTCCTGCTCCAGTGCCAACGGTGCTAACTACTGGTAATAAATTTGGTGCGGCATTGCCACTGTTATTAACATTGTTAAAAATGTTAGCGATAAGTTGAATAGGTTGGTGACTTTGAAATGTAGATATTTGCGCTAGCAGATTGCCACTTACTCCAAGACCTTGGCCATTGATGATTGTTTGCTCGGCATTTATCTGTAACGCTGTTGTCATTGTATTATCCTAAGGCGCCGCCGACCACAACAGACTTAACAGGACTTACTGCTACCCAGTGACCACAGGTAGTTAAACTTCCTAACGGGCCGGCCAGTGCTACTGGTAAATTGTTTACTAGTATAGTAGGAATTCCTTCAACTACTTCAGACTCAAAGCAAATGGGGTTATATCCAGGTTTCAATGGATTAAATGGATTACCGTGTACTGTACATCCTGTACCCACAACAGCAACTGGTTTGCCTTCGGCTAATACATTTAAAGCAAACGGCATTATAGCCAACGTGCCAAGAGGTAACTTGGCGTTGTAGCCTTCAACACCTCCCACTGGATCTAGTTTGCTAGTAATTACTGCTATTGGGCCAATTGGCATTAAGTTATAATTCCACCTTTAGTCACTGGCTCGATACCGGTTGTAGTTTTGATATAGTGATTTTCTAGATCTTTAATTACAGGGGCATGCATAATAATATGCTGTCGGCTCAGTGTTACATTAGTATTTATATCCCCAGAAAATAGGCTCTGTAAAAGGCCTAGTCCCTGTTGGCTAGGTACTACTGTACAAGGTCGGCTAATAGTGTAGCTGTCGTCGGTGATTTCAACGATTTTTGCTACAATTTCATCTCCGTTTACTACTTTGAAGCAGACTACGTCACCAGGCTGGTAACCTTTTTGAATTAACATAATTTTTCCTTAAAGTTTAAATTCGTGTGGTAATGGTGTATCGGGTATTGCTGATATATCTAATGCTAAAATTGCTTCTGCGCCACTGGCTAAAAATTCATAGTTATCAAATAATTTTGGCCAATTTGTGTCAGTGGGGTCGGGCAAATTACAAAAACATCCGTTCCAGTTTGGGTCTACATTTTCGTGATCATATTCGTCCCTGTGTTCATCAACAAAAAAATGTTCATACCGACGTCCAGCGTTGGTAATATGAAGTTCAACCTCGGCATTTCGTTGCTCGGTTTGTTGATAAAATAACTGTAGCATTTATAGTGCGGCCCAAAAATCTTCTTGTTGGCGAGCTAATCCATTATACCCACCTTCTACTAATAATTTACCATCTTTATACAACTGCGGAACAGTTCTGTGTCCTTCTCCAACGATAAATTCACGTGCTTCAGAATCTTCGTCAATTTTGATTTCCTGGAAAGCAACTCCTTTTAGTTTTAATAGGCCTTTTGCTTTGTCGCAAAATGGGCAATGGTTTTTAGAATATACTGTGATCATAAACTGAGTCCTTTGAATGTGTTGTTATCAACATCTTGTTTTGTACCGCCTACTACATAACTACTAATTTCTGTTTCTTGCGGTGCTACTTGTACGTCGCTACCAGCGATCCATTTTTGTGTCCAAGGTAATGG